CGATTAGGTTAAGTAAATCCGTAAGGATAGATACAGAAGGAATATCTATGATGGAAGCTATAATCCGAAGGTCTCGGGCTACTAGAATAATAACTGAGATCATCAATACCGCAGACGCTCTAGCACGACGACTACGCCTTGTAAAGATTAAGGATGAGATTATCAATATTATAGATAGCGGAGTTCCTCCCTCCACACTGTTGGTCATCAGGATGATGGCAGAGGTAGTCAATCTCATTGATACTGCTACTTATAAGATGAAATCGGCTCGAATCATAAGCGAAGCTATCAAGGTATTCGATACTACTATTTATAAGATAGGATTGACTCGAATCATGATCATGAGCGAAGCCATCAAGGTAATCGAGAGTATCATGAAGAGCCGACGTGGGTTCTTCCCTATGATACGAACTATAATAGGACGGATTGCTAAGAAAGAGGAATATACTCTTGGCAGAACGAAAGATAAATATACTATGGGTACGTCTCAAGATAAATATGATATAGGCAGGAGAGGATGATATTAGAGGCATTAAGACATAAGTTAGCTTTAGCTATCTCTCCTAAGGCAACTATCCAGAGGATAGAGAAGGTTCGGTTAGAGAGTTATCAGGCTCCTGACATTCCTATTTATTCTGATATGTCCGTCCACAAGGCTACACGAGAGGGATATAAAATCTCTGTGTGGGTATATAGAGCCACTCGCACTATCATTCAAGCCGCTAGCGCTGTCCCATGGATCGTGATGGATAAAGACGGCGAACCGATAAAAGGGCATCCACTGGAGCTTATACTCAGGAATCCCAATCCCGAATTCTCCGGGCAGGACTTAATAGAGATTCTCATAGCTCATCTTGAACTCGTTGGTAATGCTCTATGGCAACCTGTCATCGTAGGCAAGCAAATAAAAGAGATATGGCCGGTCATGCCCGACCTGGTGAGGCCGATACCATCTAAAGAGAGAGGAGAATGGCTTAAAGGCTGGGATGTCACGATAGATGGGCGTCATGAGATACTACCCCCGCATCAGTTCATCCATTTTATGCAGGTAGATCCTGGCAATCCATACTGGGGTATATCCCCATTAATGGCGGCCGCCAGGACGGTAGATACCGATAACGAGGCACAGGATACGCAGAAAATATCTATGCAGAACAGAGGACTTGTTGATGGCGTATTCACTCATGAGGCACCGCTCACGCAGGAGCAGTTTGAAGAGGCCAGGCGTCAGATTCGAGAGAAGTTCCTTGATAAATCACGCAGGCGAGAACCATGGGTACTCGGAGCTGGAGCTAAGTGGAATCAAATGTCTCTAACTCCTGTAGAGATGGACTTTATAGCCAGCAGGTTGGTTAATATGCGAGCTATAGCCGCTGCTTTCGGACTCGACCCATGGTGGTTGGGAGACAAACAGGCTTCTACATTTTCCAATGTAGCCGAGGCTAGGAAGGCTTTATATGAGGACGTGATCATCCCTTTGCTGGATGATATAGAATCCACTATTAACCTCAAAATATCCCCAATGTATGGTGATATAAGCGTCACATATGATTTGAGTGGTATCCCTGCTTTGCGTGAGGATTTCGGCAAGAAGGTCACTCAGGCTAAGGATTTATGGAATATGGGGGTACCATTCGAGCAGATTAATACCAGACTTGAGATGGGCTTTGAAGAGTTTAGAGGATGGGAAAGTGGCTATCTGCCGATGAACCTACTCCCAACAGGGGCGCCGAGGACTGAAGTAGAAGAAGAGCCTGAGGAAGAAGAGACTGAGGCAGAGAAGAGCTATAAATCCCTCAATTTAGAGTCGGATGAGGCTAAGACTGTCTATTGGAAGATGATAGATCGACGGCGAATGGGTTGGTGGGGAGTCATAATGAAGAAGATAGAGCCACTATATGAAAAGGAGGCTAAGGAGATAGCTAAGGCTATCAAAGGCAAAGAGACTCCGGAGGACATTGAGTCTGCGTCTGCTGGAGCTATAAAGGAGTCGGCTCCAAAGTGGGAGAAGGTCATCTCCGCCGTCCTTGTTACTCTCGTAGAGGACTTTGGCAATCACATAGCGGGAGATCTCGGAGCGCAGCCTAAAGGTGTATCTCCACAGGAGACCAAGTGGCGATTTGATCCGTTCAGTATGGCATCCCGCTTGTGGATAGAGAGGCACGGAGCTGAGGCAATCGGATCTATTCAAGCTACTAATTTGGCTGATGTAAGATCAATCATCCTGAAGGGTAAGGAGGAGAACCTTTTAATGCCACAGATAGGACAAAAGATTAGGGATTTCTATGATGACAGAAGCCTGTATAAGGCGATGAGGGTGGCAAGAACAGAGGTATCAGCAGCTGCAGGGTTTGGGCAGAGAGAGGCCGCCAAGCAATCCGGTATCGTCAAGATAAAGAGATGGGTGTCGAGTAGAGATGACAGAGTAAGGGATAGTCATCAGATGATGGACGGTGAAGAGAGACAACTAGATGAGGCATATTCAAATGGTCTCATGTATCCCGGAGACCCTAGTGGAGACCCATCTGAGTCTATTCAATGTCGCTGTACGGAAGCCTATTACTCTAGAGAACCAAAGGTGTAATCAGATGTTTAAAATAAGTATTGACTCCACTGTTGAGTCAGAGTAAAATTGGGAGGTAATATGGAACGCAAGATAATTAAATTTGAGATTAAGGCCGTCGATGCAGAGCAAGGTGTCATTGAGGGGTATGGAGCCACGTTCAGTGACAAACCAGATAGCTATGGAGATATAATCGATCCCGGTGCCTTCACCAAGACGTTAAAGGAGCATAAGGATTCCATAGTATCCCTGTTCAATCATAACGTAATGGAGCCTATTGGTTTGCCCGAGCTTATGCAAGATAAGACCGGTCTTCACGCTAAAATCCATCTCGTCTTAGATATACAGAAGGCACGAGATACGCTCGCTCTTGCACGAGCAGGGGTCATCAAAAGGTTATCCATTGGCTACGATACTGTTAAATCCGACTTTATTGACGGCGTCCGTCATCTCAAGGAAGTTCGCCTTTATGATGTAAGCCCGGTCGTATTCGCAGCCAACCCGCAGGCTCGGATACTCTCTGTGAAGGCTGCTACCACGTTTGACGACCTGCCGCTGGCGGACAGAGATAAAGCCTGGGATGCTACCGCATCTGAGAGGCGAGTCCGAGCCTGGGCAGGTGGAGATGATATTAGTTTTGACAAGTATCGTCGAGCATTTATGTGGTATAATTCAGATGAGCCAGAATTACTTGGATCATATAAGCTTGGCTTCGCTGATGTAGTGGGCGGACGGCTAACTGCTGTCCCACGAGGGATATTTGCCACAGCTGGCGTGCTAATGGGAGCCAGAGGCGGAGTTAGTATACCTGCGGGAGATAAGACGAAGGTTAAGGCTCATTGCGAGAAATATTATGCTAAGATGCGCAAGGAGTTTGATGATGAGTCCATCGTAGCTCCATGGGAATCTGGTAAAGAAGAGATGATCGAAATGGAGCTAAAGCCATATCCGAATGAACATGCCTGCCGTCTGCGTAATCCTGATGACTTCCAGGAGGATAGCTTCAGGCGGATATCACGGGTATCAGATGGCAAGAAGTACAGCGTAATTATGGGCAGGTTAAAGGGTGAAGATACTATGGCTGAGCAGGCATATAGATACGACAAGAATATATGGGATGCCGACGAAGCCAAATCTCATTGTGAAGAACATGATGGAAAATTTGAGCCTGCTTCGGAGAAGCAGGAAAAATCTGGAAGAGTCCTGAGCGCAGCCAGTATGGGTAAGATACGGGCTGCATTGCAGGCATTACAAGCCTTGTTAGAGAGTGCTGAACTAGAGGATGGAGAAGGCAAAGCAGCGTCTCAGGAGGGATATGAACCTGATGAATTGGATGCTGTCATAGCGAGCCTGCAAGCGAGCAACGATGGGTTTGACACTAAAGACGCTGAGTCTAGAATAGATAAAATATTGACTGAGCTAAAGGGTAATTAGGATGCCTGAA